GTGCGCGAAAAATCGGAGCTCGCGAGACATCGCGCGCTCGGAAAGTTCATTCGCGCGGGGGAACCACCACTCAGTGTTTTTCGGCGTCTTAACGTGCTCATGATATTATTTAGAACCACGAATCCCAAATTATCTAAAATTTTTAAGGCGGATCGCGACTGGGTAAAGAAAACGTACATGTGATTTATATGAACGATCCACTTTTCTGGAGTTTTTTTCAAAATTTTTATGCGTGTATATTAATAATGATTCCAAGGTGGGTATCGTTACTCGCATTGATTGTGCTCGTGCTTTTCCTGATGTCCAGGCGAACAGAGATGTTCACGACTAAAGATGCGACATCCGACGTAGACGAAGGTGTTCTCGATTTGTCCGCATACGAACGACTGGAAAACGTTAAAGTTTCAAACAGCGTGATGGAACAAATCGTGCTTTCGGTAAACAAACGCATCCAGGAACTGACGGGTCTTTGTACATACATCATAGACACACACGAAGTTCGTAAATACAAACACAAACAAACCGGTGATGAAGTGTATCGATGCCGTTTCATGGTGCTTAAACACGGTGGATTTCCATACGCGTTCGCCGTGACTTCTGATGTTCGGATCATGAATGACCCAGATCGTGTGAACTGGAACGATTTCAACATGCAAGCCACGCTTCGAACACTCGGTGTGTCCCAGAGCGATGTCGATTCAGCGATGATAGATGCCCCCATCGAATTCATCGATGAAGAGACGGGTAAAGTTGATGTGACTAAGCTCATCATCGCCAAATACATGAAAGAAGTGAGTAAAGCGAACCCCCTCGTCGTCGTCATATCTCTCAGAACACAACCCATCGATGTGAACAAGCCCACGGACACTAAAATGTTCACCACCGACAAAGATATACGCGAATTCGAAGATTTTGATAAAATTCGCGAGAACCACATTAACTACATAAAAAGCAAGCCCATCATCGAAAAACAAATACTCACATCCACAGAAATGTACGACCGCCCAAAAATTCTCGAAAATAATTAATTGATTTAATCTAATGATCAGTGTCGATGAATTGTCAAAGATATCTGAAAAACGGAACAAATTACGAAAAGAAACGTATGTGAAAATATACGAACAGATATCAAAGAAAATCAGGCAAAGTGCAGAATTCGGAAATAAATTTTTACTCGTATCCATACCGTCATTCGTGGTTGGTTTCCCAGCGTTCGATAGACTCAAAGCTGTGCATTACATAAAACGCCAACTCGATCTGGGTGGGTTTTACACCAGACTCGTCGGAGACTACGAAATATATGTATCGTGGACGTACAAAAAGAAAACGAATAAATCTGAAAAACATGAATCGATCGAAGAATTCGGTGATTTTCCTTCATTCGTCAATCTGAAGAAAGTTGCTAATAAATACAGGGTAAATGCGGGAAAAGGCTCGTAAAAAAATTTCACTCTATCATAAATGGATAATCTCAACGTACTCGTGGAAGCTAAACGCGAGTATCTGGGACAATTGTCTCATCTGATGTGTCCAGTTATGATCGAAACATTTGATAAAATATTTGAAGAGGCGTACACCATGTCTAAGGGTAGAAAGGTGTTGATCATGTTTCAAAAGCTACTCAAGGAAGTTCCGAATTGGAACGAGGGTATGTCTAAGCAGCACACCGATAACATCGCAAATAGGTGTGCGTGGTTTAATGATCTCCTCGCCGCGGTGTTCGTGAGTTGTGTGAAGATTCTTTCGTCGGTCCGACTCGGGAAGGATAATAAAAAGATATCGCTCAAATTGCCGACGAATGAGACGTTCATACAGACGTGTTACAATAACATCGCGAAGGATATCTACAAAGATCCATACATCTTTACTGAAAGTCAGAACGAACACGCGAGAGATGAACAACTGTTCCAACGATTCAGTGCCGTGATCGAGGCGTCCGTTCGAGAACTCATTCCAGTACAACAAATACTGCAAACATACATGTCGAATGAAAATGAAGACATCGATGTCGGGGGTGAAGCGACCGACGCAGAAGACCCAGAATTTGTCGACGACTACACTCACCCAGAACCAGAACCGGAAGCTGAACCCGAAATGCAGGAAGAATCCGAACCCATGGGTATGGAACCGGAATCCAGTGAAATTCAACAGCCAGAACCCGAACAATCTCCGTTTGATAATGAATTTAAGACCATATCTACTCAACCAGTTCAACCCATGGAAGAACCCGAAGAGGAGGATGAAGAACCCGTCCTATTCCCAGACGCATCTGAAACCCGCGCAAAAAAAGTTGGCTATAATTAAATGGAGTTCGAAGACTATCTGAGAGATCCAGCGTGGGCCGCCATCATAGCAGGTATCATCACGGCGGGATACATTCACATTAAATCCAAGCTCAACAACGAAGGTAAACTCCCAGCGAGTGCTTATTCCAAACCCGCATTTTTGAACGCGATTCTCGTTTTTTTCATAGTATCAAATGGTATAGGTGGTAAGGAAACCATATCGACAGAACCATTCGCTTAAAGACAAAGTGAGTATAGAACATAGTAAATATGAGTTCTGTGAATGCTTTCAATGATATGATGGGTCAATTTCTTGCGGAACTTCACAAGACGTTTCCAGAAGAAAAGGGTATCAAGAAGTGTATGTCCGGGTTTGAAATTATGCGAACCTCCAATCCACGCCTCGTCGTAGATGGGTTCATGGCGAGCGTGACTCCGTTCGCCGAGCAGATTTCTTCGAAGGATGATGCATTCTTTCTCAATGAAGCTAAAAATCTTGATTTCTTGAAAGATGTGAAGATTGAGGAAAAGTGGGCGTCTATCTCGAATCAGACAAAGGAGGCCGTGTGGCAATATGTCCAGACGCTCTACATGCTCGGCACGACGATCAGTTCTATCCCAGCGGACACTCTCTCTATGATTGAAAAGGTCGCGAAGGAGTGCGCCGACAAACTCGAAGGTCAAGACGGTGGAATCGATGAAGCCGCACTCATGAAGACCATGCAGGGTATGCTAGGGGGTATCTTGAAAAAATAAAACTAATATATATTAAATGAGCTCTTGGTTTAGAGACCCAAAGCAACTCGTTGATGATAAAAAAATCCTTGAATTTTGGCCCACCAACATACAGACCTCAGCACAGCGCGTCAATGCCGGCTCGAGATTTATTATTTATGCGGCGTGCATCCATTATCTCATCAAACGGGACGTCAGAATTTTCGTTCTCGCGGCGACCGCATTGGGAGTTCTTTATGTTATGGATCGGTCGGGTATGGTGAAAGAGTGTGCAACGTGGGGCGTTGAACGTTACGAGACTATAGGCGATGCGTGTCAATTGCCAACGATGGATAATCCAATGGCAAATGTTCTCATGGGTGATGAACCAAACAGGTTACCAGCGTGTAAGTATGAAACCGTAAAGGCTGATGTCGACGCATTCATTGTGGGTGACACCCCATTCGGACCGGCTCGATCCCGATCGACACTCCCAATGTATCAACAAAACGCACTCGCGAGGCAATTTGTGTCCGGTCCAGTGACCACGATTCCAGGTGATCAGACCAAATTTGCTGAATATCTTTATGGTAAGAAGGGTGCACCCATGTGCAAGAGTGACGGATCAATGTGTGACCCAAATGCACGTGGGGTCCAACTCGAAGCTTTCGCCGGTCTCGATCCAAATGGGGATGCGAGAAGAACCGCCACTAGACCACGCTCGACATAAATAAATCTCACGTAATAATAAAATGGCTTACCAATTGCAGCCGGGTCTTAAGTTGGTTCAAAATCCAGCCGTTCCAGTAAACTGTGCGACGGAAGAGGTCTTTGTGTATCCTCAGCCCAGTACGTTGAATAATGGGTCATCTCGACCAAACACTATGTTGTATGGGACCGCACCTTTCATGGCTGGAAAGGGTGCACCAGCGGAATTCATAGAAACGAGCGATCAACTTCGCCCACAATCCACTTCTCGATTTAACAAAGTGCTCGCCAAAACGTACGAACAAAACTTATTCCCACTTCAAAATATGGAATGCAAAATTCCACTTCGTAGCATAGGGTATGAACCAATGAGTACTCGATCCGAACTACAAAATGGTTTGTTTAATCAAAGATACTTAAATAAAAATATCAATAAGAAATAAGAATGGCTGATCCCATATCTGTCGCAGCTATCGCGGGGCTTGTCTACGCGGGTCGTAAGTTGAGTCAGCCAAAGGAGACTTATTTGATATCGCCAGCACCAACTCCAGCACAATTAGTCGTGAGTCCCAGTGTTGAACTTGTTAGAGAACGTCCAATTGAAAATTTAAAACCAACCAAGGTTCCCGTCGATAACATGGCGGTCGTCGCACCACAATTTAGATCGAGTGGCGAAGAAGTCCTCGAAATGAGAAACCGCATGAATGATTACAATCGAATGAATAACGTTTCTCCAGTGGAAAAGCGACTCGTGGGACCGGGTCTCGGCGTCGACCCAAATGTCGCGAGTTACGGTGGTTACCAACAGCTTTTGCGTGTAAACCCAGAAAACGTTGGTGCTTACAGAATGACCACACTCCCCGGTAGATCTGGCCCCGCGCAAGACGTGAGTGGTGGTCGACGCGGCATCGCGGGTGAGGTGGCACACAATAGACCCGAAAAGACGGCTTTCTTGCCGGAGCGCCTCCCGATGACGTTTGGACGTGCACAAGGCATGTCTGGTCGCACCCCGCGTGGTGAACACGAACGCACGAAGCGCACGACGAATCGTGCGGAGACTGGCTTACGAACGGATACACTCAACGTAGCCCCGGCGAAGCGATTCATTTCCGCGAACAC